CACTTCGAGACGATATGCACCAAGCGTGACGACATCACCGCTCTGCGGCATCGTGCCCAAGTTAGGAGCAATAAGCACGCGACGATCTCCACTTTGTATGAGACTACCGTCGACTTCACGTTGCGCATATTCAAACTCAACACCATTTGCACTCCACACTTGTTCGCCGCCATCTTCGACGACGCCTTGATCTGGATCGTATCCGCTACCTGCGGCTGAGCGCGTGAGCAGAACGATCTGACCTAGCTCATTGAGCAGGTCGACCGCCGCCTGGGCTAGCTCGCCGTATAGCGCAGATGCCATCACACTCTTTCAAAAGTCACAGCGCCATACCCTGACGAGTTTGTGTACGTCAGGCCATAGAGCAAGTCTGTGATAACTGGATACCGCGCCGCTTCGCTCGTAATAGTCGGCTGACCATAACGCAGCGTCAGCGGCCCAACTGTTTTCTCGAGGACCGGCGCAGAAGGCAGGTCGCCATACAAACTACCTTCGACGTGCCGCCGCGCGGCTTCGGCTGTTGCGGCAGCGACGTTCGGATGCACGCGCGCCGTCGCCGGTGTCGTCGTGGTGTCCCACAATGCCTCGGGCAACAGACGACGCGCATAGATGAATTGTGTCCCACGTCGCAGTGCTGCTTCACGCTCGCTTGTCGACTTATTGTCCCAAACGTTTTTCGCGTATCCGAGAGCCGTCAAATATGCATTGGCATCCTCTAGGCTGATAAAGGAATCATAACCGGGAGCCGGGTAGACGGCTACTGGCATGATGCTTCAAGCCTCTTCTTCCTTGACGCGTTTCCAGCCGGAACGCTCATGGATTTTCACGTTGTCCGCATCGATCTCAGCTTCGACGCCCTCAGCATTCACCATCCGCACAGGCGCAGCATCCGCGCTCGACACCGGCTGCGAGCTATCGACAACCGCCGTCATGCCTGTCTCTGCACTTGGCCCAGTCGACGGCGCACCGTTAGCTGGCTCGCTTGCGTACGCTGGCAACGCCTTTGCGTTCTGCCGGACCTCGACGCCGCCTGTCGGCTGGATGTCCTGAGCAATCTTTTCGACGAGCGCAGCTTCATCGTCAACGATAGATGCGCTTGCCTTCTTTGCAGTTGTCATCTTTAGCCTCTCGATTAAAAAGCTCCGGCCGTTGGGCCGGAGTAACTTACGTCCGCCAACTACGGACACAGGAGAACGCCGGTTAGGGTTTGTTCAGAGGATTGATCGTCGGCTCGTCGCCGCCTGGGGCAGTCGTCGGGCCGCTTTGTTCGTCTTCCGGTGGCTCGGGCACATTCTCGCCGCGCGCACGCCGCGCTTCGCGTTCGGCCTTCGCCTCGGGCGAGTGACCGCGCCCAGCTTCGCCGCTCTTGCCGGGTGCGCCGCCGCCTTGACCGGGTGCGTTGCTACGACCTTGCGAGCCTGGATCGTCGGGTTTTGCCATGAGAAATTCTCCTGAAAGAGTAAAGAGCCTTGGATTCGTAGCTGTAGCAGCCACGTCGTTCTCACGTCGCGCTTAGCGCGCGTTGTGACGGTCGACCAATTCCGCGAGTTCTGCTTTCTTCGCATCGGCCGGGAATTGAACATTCTTCTCTTTGAGCGCAGTGCGCATCTCGTCGGTCGTCATGCCTTCAGATGCGCGCGACGTTTCCTTCGCTTGCTGGTACCCTGCGCGCGGATCGACAGGCGCGTCCTTGCCGACCTCGTCGATGTCCAACGGCCGACCCGACGTGGTCATCGGATTCATTGCCGTGGGTGCCACGTCCGGCACCGCCTTGACGACCTGACTGCGGCCATACTTCTCGGCCGACAGACCCGTCTGCAACTCGGCGTCCGCGCCTTGCAGTTGCGGGATGTTGACGGCGTCGTCGCCTTCGCCCTTCAGACGCGGATCGAATTGCATGCCGATCAGCTTGCGTGACTCTTCGTCGATCTCGTAGTCCTGCCCAGGCGACGAGAGAATCTCACGTGCGTCGATGGGCTCGAAGTATTGGACGCCTTCAGTCGCTTCCAATTTCTTGTTGAGCGCTTCATCGTCGCCGGTATAGCGTAGTCCGATTTTCATTGTGTGCTCCTTATGGCTTTGCCAGGAAGATCGTGCTGTTGATCGTCGGCGTAGCACCGCTGGTGTCGTTGAAGGCACGGATGTAACGGTAGTAGACGCCGCTGACCTCGTTGTTGAACGGGATCTCGAGACGCCCCGTCGTCTTCACTTCGCGTGCTGCGAGTTCGACCGGCGTGCCAAAGGCAAGCAGGAGCGAGCCTTGGATGCGCACGGTGTAGGCGTTGCCGCCAGATACGTCGACGGCGCTGGTGTCGACAACAGCGATGGCATCCAAGTGCGCATCGCCTACGTCAACGACGCGAGCAGCACCGGCCACTTGCGCGGCAGCGTCAACGGTAACAACGCCTGCGTCTTTCAGCAGCGTCAGATTGTCATAAGTGCGAGAAGCCATGTTTGTTCTCCTTAAGCAACGAGTGCTGCGTTGCTGATGTGCCGAATGCGCGCAGCGGCACGACCGTGTTCAATCACGATGCCGTTGTACCATTCGACCCGAGTGCGGAACACTGGCGCGGCTTGCAGCTCGCCCAGGTCGCGAACGTCCATTGGGCCGTTCTGGATTCCTTGGATGCGGCCGGGACCGATGCTCAGGATATAGAGCGACGTTGCCGTTGCCGGACCCGATGCCGCTGCTTCGTCGAAGCCCAGGATGTCGTCGCCGCCGTTCGCACCGTATGCGACGAGCAACGGGATATCGTTGTAGTTCGAGATGCGCCGACCAAATGCGTCCGCGCTGTAGGTCACGAAGCCTGCGACGGCCGTCGTGCGCGCCGCTGCCGTGAACTTCCGGCGCATGGCTTTGGACATCAGATAGTGCGTCGGGTTGTCGACGGTATCGGTTGCGTCGTCGATCACACCGAGCGATAACGGAGAGCCGCCTGATGCCGCGCCTGCCGAAATGACTTGCGCATTCACCAGACGCTTCTGCAGGCCGTCGAACTCGCGTGGGTTGGTCGATGAATCGCCCTTGATGAACTTCTGCGTCCAGCCCGCCGCGAGGGACTTCACTTTCATGCGCTCATGCGTTGCGCGCACACCTTGGCCTTGCGTCTGGATGATGAAGCGGTCCACGTCCAGATCGCCGCCAGCAATCACCAGTGCTTCGGTCTGCGGATTCAGCACGCCGGACGACTCCGGGAATGCCTCGTTCACGCCCCGGAAGCTGATGCCTGGGAGCGAGCCTTCGCGGTTGTACTTCAGTGCGTTACCTGCGATGTCATCGAACGGCAAGACCTGGAGGATGTCCGATTCTTGCGCAAACATTTCGATGACGGCAGAGCGCACGATGTCGCCAGAGTTCAGCTTGGCGGCTTCGACGAGTGTCAGTGCCATTTGATCACCTTAAAGGATGTCACCTCTAGCGCGATGCCCCCACCGCCTGCTGAGCGCGGTATTGGGTTATGCGTGCCTCGGGCGGGAGTTTTGAAAGATCGGGACCGCCTTTGGCAGCGCCGTTGGTGCCCATTGCACCGGAACCCTGTGCCCTCGGCCAGAGGTGTGGCGCGTTCTCGCGCAGCGATGCAGCCCACTCCTCGGGTGTGAGTGGCGTCTTGCCATCCTTCCCGAAGACAACGGTATCGCCGTTCATAGCGATCACGTTGCCATCGTCGTCGATGGTCCAGCCCGCGCCCTTAGCGCGCAGCACGATGTCCTCAGTTGCTTCAGGCAGCGCTCCTGCCTTCTGCGATGCCTTGATGATTGATTCGGCCATTGCGCGTTCGGCCAGCTTGTCGGCCTTCGCTTTCAGCTTGTCGGCCCGCGCGGTTTCCGCCTTGACCTTCTTGTCCCAATCCGCAGCCATACGTTCGGTGCGCTTATTGAGCACCTCGTCTAGCTTGCCTTGCTTGATCAGGCCCGCCTCTTCATCGTCCACAAACCTCTTGAGGATGGTGCGAACGGCTTCAGGATCGATGCCTTCGAACTGCGCGAGGTTGGCCTTGAGTTCTTTCTCCTTGCCAATCAACTCGCCGTTCTTTGCCTTCAGCCCTGCGACCTGCTCATTGACAGCCGCCTCGATCATGCCTTGCACGACGGGCTTCAGGTTCTCGGGAATTGCCGGTGGGGCTGGGGGCGGTGGAGGTGGTGGAGCGCCGCCGCCGCCTGGAGGATCAGGATCGGGTGCGCGGTATTTCATCATGACATTTCGCGTCAGGTACATGCTTCAATTCCCCTTGGGAGTTGGATCGGATGCGATGGATTCCATGTCCCAGATCATCGCGGTGGTAATGCCGCCCATCAGGCAATCGAAGCAGACGCAGGCGTAGATGACCGTGCCGCCAGTTGGCCCGCGCCTGCCCTGGATAGCGCCGTTCACGACGCGGGCGTAGGTCTGGGAGCCGCAGCGTTTGCATCGCAACAGCCCCCGACGTAACGGCCGTGCCTTGGCCCGCAGCAGCACCGCCAGCTTAGGAGGAGGTGCAGCCGATGCGATGAGTGTTAAGCCGGACATAAGCAAACCACGGACACGGTACGCCATGTCCGGCGCAAAACCAAGGCATATTTGCTAACACATTGTTGCTAGCTGGGCAATAGCCAAATCAATCCCCACTAATTTAGTCGGGATTATGGCTGGCCCTATTGCGTTACGCTTTAACGGCGTGCTATAGTTGGGCCATCGCAACCCCAAACAGAAAGCACGAAATGAACGCCAACCACACATTCACCCGAGTCCGCGTGATCGAAGACGAAGCCGCTTACGAAGCCGCCATCAAGCGCCGGATCAAGAACGCCTCGCAAGACAAGTTCTTCCGCGAGAACACCGACGCCCAGGAAGTCCTCGACTGCCTGCGCCAAGCGTCCAACTGGTCCGAGTTTGCAAAATCCCTGATGGCTTCCTACGAAGAGCGCGGAACGCTAAGCCCTGCCCAATTGAACGCAGGTCGCAGCATGCTTGCCAAGCAGAAAGAAAAAGCAGCCGCGAAGGTCGCAGCCCGCAACGCACCGGCAACCTCTGGACGCCACCTGAGCACAATCGGCCAGCGCGAGACCTTTACGCTGACGATCAATAAGCTGATGGAAATGGAAGGCATGTACGGCACCTCCTACCTGCATATTTGCGCCGACGCCAACGGCAACTCGGTGGTGTACAAAGGCACTTCGGAGCTTGGCAAGCAAGGCGAGACGGTAACGGTCAAGGCAACGATCAAAGAGCACACTGCTTACAACGGCGTTGCCCAGACGACGATCAACCGCCCCAAAGTGCTGTAAAGCAGGCAAAGCCCGACCAAGCAGGTCGGGTTTATTTAGCCCCTATTGCGTTACGCTTTAACCGCACGCTATAATTGCGCCATCGACACCCCAAACAGAAAGCAGCAAATGACCTCCAAGCCCACCGCCGCCGCAGCCTACGCGATGCACGTCGCTAACATCGAAGCCCAGATCGCCACCTTGCAAGCCAAGCTCGCCAAGCACAAAACCACGCCGGTCAAGCCCGGTTCCGACAGCTTCGCCTCCTGGGGCAAAGTAGGCGACCTCGCGCACGTCAGCGAAACCCTGACCGAGATCAACGAATTCTTCGGCAGCGCACTGTGAAAATTAACCCCCCACTCATGGCCGTCGATTACACCCTGAACGAATTGCGCGCACGCCTGCCAGCGCTGCGCGAGCAAAGGGAAAACCCCAGCGTCGCATCAAGCTACAATCGCTTGGTCGGAAAAATCGACGCGCTGGAAGCGGTTAAACGCTTACTGGAAACCGGTTCCTACTTTGAACTGCGACTACTCTGAAAGGCAAAGCA